CTTTCAAGCAACTCTATTTTATCTTAAGAATAAGCTATAAACAAGGTTTACAGTCAAGCATTTATCCAAAATCTCTTTTCTTTTAGTTATAAATCACTTCGGCGTTCACAGCCTCTCTTGCACACGTCTGTATATTGTTCATTCTCACCACCCATTCCATCTGATTTTCTGCCTTTAACTGTTCCGTGATTCCCTGTGCCTGTTTCATCTGATCTACAATCCTTTCAAAGCGTTCCTGAGCTTGTTCTTCTATATCTGCAAGATAACTATTCAGCCTACCACTTGTAAGCAGAGTAATATAAACTACTTTCTTATGTTCTTTCAGATAGCGTTTATGTCTTTGTCCCCATACGCCGATGAATCTTTGTTCTTCTTCCTCCGGCAAAGCAAGACAGGGGATAAGATAATCCCCATGTCTGATATAAGTGCCACCCATTTCTTCAAATATTGTTTTCTTCATAATCGTTTCCACCTTTCTTATCGTTCTCTATCCATAGATTTTTTCTTAACTGACCGTTTCGGCTGCTGTCTGCCTTCCTGCTGATAGCGGTGCAGTTTTTCCAGTACGCTTGCTTTTTTCGGTTGTTCTAATGGATTTTCTTTCTTCTGCTCCGTCTGATTTTTCCATGCCCGCAGTTCTTCATTGTATTCCATAATTAACCTCTCTTTCCGATAAATTTATCTAAAGACGACAAAAAGCCCTTAGCTATGAGTTTTTACCCACAGCTAAGGGCTTCGTTTATAATATGGATTATTGGTTGCACAACCACCTGTCAATCATTCTCTAACCCTAAAACCACTGGATTACAAGAATAATAGCTCTCATGCAACCGTTATCAAATTGTTATCAAAAGACTTTTAAAAGTGCTGCAAACCCGCATAAGCGCTGGGCTTACTAAGCATTTTTTGTCATAGGGCAATCTCTTTCATTCTGTTTCGGGGCAAAGTTTTTATCCTTCATAGTACATAAAGTATAGAACTTTTCTTCCTCAAATATCAGAAATTGCATCCCGACTTTCTTTTATATTCTTATTGCTTCCGTTTTTAGATGTCCTCATAAAATTAAAATTTTATGTCACTTTCCAGACCTCTAAAATCCCTTAAAATAAGGCTTTTCTCTACTTTTCAAATCCTAGAAAACTGCTGCCAGATAAGAAAAAAGACCCTGAAAGTCTGGAAATTCCAGACCATCAAGGTCATTCTTTATTCTAAATTGCATTTCATGTTTTCACATGATTTTTGTTATTTCACTGGCTGAAAGTTTTGCCCTGAAACTGGATAAAACTATTTGCCCTGAAATATTTTGTTTATTCAAACTCAATAACACTAGGCTGCTTTTTCGTGTTATCATGTATTAAATAAAATAAGAGAGGCGGGCTTTTATTAAATATACCACGTTGTATTATTATTTGCAACAGTTCCAAACATCACTCTAACATCACGGGAATAAATCGTATTATTTATTGCAGTGATGTTAATCAGGTATATACTCTATCACATCACTGATGCCGCAATTAAGAGCTTTACATATTCTATCTATCTGTTTCAGATTGACTGGCTCGTTCTTTCCCATAGAAGCCATAGTCCCATAACTTAATCCGGTTGCGTCTTTTAGATCTCCCTTATTCATACCTCTATCAAGAAGCGTGTGCCAAAGCGGATTGTACGATATCATAATACACCAACTTTCTGTTGACTTATTTTTTTCTTCCTGCTATTATTTTCTTAGGTACCGAGCGGAAGCAGGAAGTTTCGGAGTCCGCTCGGTGTCTATTCGCTTAGTTCTTAATTATTTTCTTTTAAAATGGAGAGGTTCTTGATTTTTTCAAGTGCCTCTTCTTTATTTTTACTGTTCTCGATGATCAACACGACCATTTCCATAACGGTTTTAAATTCTAATGTAGTCATTATGTCTTTTTCCATTTCTCTAACTCCTTTCCTGCTATCTCCTTGCTACAATTATAGTTTATCACTATATCTTCATTTTGTCAACATTTTTCTTCATTATTTTAGAGATTTTCTTCAATAAACTATTGACATGTACGGTACATATGGTAATATACAAACATAAACAACAGAACAAACATTCGCATAGACGGTGCGAGGTTTGAGAGATAATAGGAGGAAAATGATATGTCAGAACTTTTAAAGAAACAGAACTACGGTGTTGAGGTTGAATTTACAGGTATTTCAAGAAAGATGGCTGCTGATGCAGTTGCAGAAATCATCGGAACTACAGCTTCCAGACCAGATCACACTTGCTACCAGACAAGAACAATTCAGGATTCACAGGGAAGAAAATGGAAGGTAATGCGAGACAGCTCAATCAATCCAATTCGTAAAGTTGGAACCGAGAACATGGACGAATACAGAGTTGAATTCGTAACACCGGTTCTAAAATACGAAGATCTTGATACATTGCAGGCAATCATTCGTAAATTCAGAGAAATCGGTGGAGTACCTCATGCTTCATGTGGTATCCATATCCATGTTGATGGAGCAAACCATACAGCAACCTCTCTGCGCAGATTAGTAAACTTCATGTATAGTCGGCAGGAAATTATTTATGATGCCCTGGCAGTCGGAAGCAGAAAAAATCGTTGGTGTTTGCCAGTTTGTAAAAACCTGCTCGATACCATGAAAAAAGATAAGAACATCACAACCGATTCTGTCGAAAAGATCTGGTATAGCCCAGCAAACGATGGATATTGTGGTGGTATCGATCATCAGCATTATAACTCCACAAGATATCATGCACTGAATCTCCATAGCTTCTTCCAGAAAGGTACTGTTGAATTTAGACTTTTCAATAGCACGCTTCATGCAGGAAAAATTAAAGCATATGTTCAGTTTTGCCTTGCACTCTCTGCTTGGGCTATTGAATCCAATGATAAAGTAGTATTCCGTTCAATGAATGGATATACCGCTCAGAAAAAAATTACACTTATGTACAATATTTTGACTAACCGCCTTGGACTCTACGGAGATGAATTTAAGACCTGCAGACTTCACATGATGAAACAGCTCCGTGAAAACGCAAAAGCAGAACAGGTTGCTTAGTTATAAATCAGCTGACCTAACGGCTTTACGGGGAGAAAGGGAATGCCATGAGTTTATATGTAGCATACGGAAGCAATCTTAACGTGCAGCAAATGTCATACCGTTGTCCTGGAGCAACGGTCGCATTTACCGGATATCTAATAAATTGGAAATTACTTTACAGAGGAAGCCGCACAGGATCTTATGCAACCGTCAAAAGGCAAAAAGAAAGTAGGGTTCCTGTTGCTGTTTGGAATATCGATAGCAAAAATGAGAAGGCTCTTGATCTGTACGAGGGATATCCGAGATTTTATAAAAAGAGAAATGTATTTGTACAATTAAAAAACGGCACTAGAAAAAAGGCTATGATATACCTCTTGCCTGACTCAGCCACTGCGGGAAGGCCATCTAGCCGTTATGTTGGAACTGTATTGCAAGGTTACAAAGATATGGGATTTGATACAGATTATTTGTACGATTCATTGGATTATAATTTAAAAGAAGTAAAATAAAGAGGGGAAATCCCCTCTTTAATAAGAGGTAACCGTTGCAGCGGTTACCTCTTTCTGCCGGGTTTTTGAGTTCCCTGGCGAGTGTGGGTTATGGCTGATTCCTTGTTCGGTACCCTAACAATCAATTCATCCAGCTCACAATCCAGGGCTTCGCAAATCAAGTCGAGGTGTTCCAGATTCACCCTATCTGCAAGCTCGTGGTACAACTCGTTGATGGTGTTGGGTCTTATTCCGGTTGCCCTCGCCAAATCTGCCTGAGTAAGTCTCATCTCCCCAAGCTTTTTTGACAGTAAAATTTTAATCATGCCATTGCTCCTTCCGTTATAATTTAGCACCTCTTGATATATCGGAAGGACTTTTGTTAGATTATATCAAATACTGTTATAAACTGCGTGATATATTTTATACCCTGTAAGGCAATTTTTGAAGCAAACATATTATAAAAAGCACCTGTTTTGTTATTATTTGAATGTATTTGCATTCATGTGGTCAGCAATCTTTTTCCATGTATTCTGGCCACAGCAACCATCATCATCAATGCCAACATTCTTCTGGAATGTTTTAAGTGCCGTCTTGGTATTCTTTCCAAAATCTCCATCAACAGCAACTCCGAGTATTGCCTGCAGGCAACGCACTGCCGAACCTTCTGTTCCAGACTGCAGCACTGGAAGCTGAATGTTTAATTTTTCAGTCAGGCTAACTTTTGCTTTGCTTGATGAAGTGTCTTTCTTCTGTTCTGGATACACTGCTTTTCCGTTCCAGTCATAGATGGTGTAGCCCTGTTTCCACTCTTTCTTTGCATTCTCAAGGCTCTTGTACGCTCCGATCTGGCTTTTACTGTCTCCCCAGGTTTTCCGGATTCTGTAATATTTATCTACAGTTGTAGTTGCTGCCTTTGCGCCGATCAGCTGCTTGAAGCGGTTCCAGTCACCTTTTGCCCGGATTGCAGAAGGGCAATTCTTTGCGCACACATCATAGTGGGATACCACATGATTTGCGTCAATTCCAAACTTCTTCATCAGCATCTTGCAGATCTCAACAGTGTTCTGGAACGCTTTTTCGTAATTATACCCTGCCTGCACACACATCTCAATGCCAATGGAATTGTGGTTGTTGCAAATTCCGAAAAGACCACCTCCGTAGTTAACGCCGACATGCCAAGCGCCTCTGTCGAATGGAGTTGCCTGATAAGCCTCGGTATCATCAACGTATACATGAGCAGAGTAGCCGGAGAAATTTCCGTCATGCTGGGCCTTTGCATGTGCCTTTGCATTTGCTCCTTTGGCAAAGTTATCTGTATTATGGATAACGATGTATTTAGGTACCTGATTTGCATAGCTGTTGTTATTGCTGATTAAACTTGTGTTAAGATTCATTGTAACATCCTCCTTATTCGCTTCTGGCATCGCAATTATCTTCGCCAGAATTTCCAATATCTTTGATCCATAATTCTTCCCTGCGGCCCAGCCTCCGCCCTGTGGATTTTCCTGTATCCCAAGCCATTCAACATATGGGGCTATTCCTCTTTTCACATAACAGAAACGAGGATCCACGCATACACCGTACAGTTTTTCGTTAGATGCATATGCTTTAAGATGCTGGATCTGTGCCCGAATGCCGATCCATGGATGAGAGAACGAATTCCCTTTCATACCATTTTTTGTAACGCCGATTCCGGCAAAATTGTTCTGGTCCAATGTTACGGCAGAACCATTGAATGTGAAATTACCTGTTTCGAGGCAACTTTGCGCAAAGGCGATATCTCCCCTTACTCCTTCCGTTTTTCCTTCTGATATATAATATTCAACCATATCGATTACGGATTTAGGTACTGCCGGATTAACTTTCTGTATATATGACTGCATCTGCTGGACCGTAGCAACTGCAGTTCCCATTATATTCGTTTTCATAATATCCCCCCTAAAAAAGGAAAGGGCTTAAGCCCCTTCCTTCTGTGAACCATTAATTTTTCCATCGTCTAAAAGATCTTTCACGCCGCAAAACCACACATCAATTATCTTAAGCAGCGCATCTTCCGACATAATAACCTGTAGCCACTTTGGCAGTAATCCTCTCGCCTGCTGAACAACCCATTTCAATTTCTGCTGTCCCGTTCCTGATTCTTTATACATATGTTCCGCTTTCAGGATCAGCTGGTATACCTGTTCACGGATACCTTCCAATCCTTTATGCTTGGCATACTGAAACGCAATAACCAAAGTCACTACAAGCAAAATTAACACCGCAACCAGTAATACCGGGAACGGAATCTGTTTTAAAAAGTTAAGTAATTCCATAAGTAATTCCTCCTAATCAATGCTGTATTTGGCCAGAACTTCTCTGTCCATTTCTTTTTTGTGTGCTTCTGCACGCTGAAGATTTTCAAATGCTTCTTCGAGCTCGCCATTATGCTCTCCTTTTACAATTGCATGATGTAGCCAAAAGAGCACGCGCCCCGTAGCATGTGTAATTTCTTCATCCGCTTTTCTCTGTTCAATTTTATACTTAATGCGTTCCTGCTCTCGTGCCTCCACTTCCATGAGCCTTCGCTCAATATAGTGACGAATCAGAGCAAAAAAAATGCCGGCAACACCTCCGCTGCCAAGCACAGATAGACAAAATGTTTCGAGCATTACTCTTCCCCTCCGAGTGCTTTTAAGAGCCGATCCAGATTACCTCCGATTAACCAATCCACCAGTTTTCGCATAAGAACCTCCTTTCGCCATTAATAGATGCCCATGTGTTGCGCCTAAAAGGTCTATCTCTCGCATGCACCATACCTTACCTCCATGAAAAAAGGGAACCTCTACGGTTCCCTCATGCTTACATACTCTTCCTTTGCTTCTTCAATAATCCCTGCGTCAAGTCTTTCATCTTCGCTCGCTTCTACATTCAGCATATTTCGCAAATGAGAAAGTTCGGTTGCCAGGCTCTTGATGAACCTGCTCTGCCTCACTATGATTTCATCCTGCTTTTCAATCATATCTTCATAGAATTCCACAAGTTCTAAAACCTGGTTTTCATCCATCGTCGTTACCTCCACTTGTATCTTGGTTTTTCTTCACCAAATATCCAATACCTCAGATGATCATCCAATACAATAGCTAATAGAGATAGGATATACCATGCCACAGTAAAAGGAAGACATATCTGTCCAATTATATTAAAGGGCATATTGCTGTAATCCCATATTCCAAGCCCCAATACAATATTCAAAATGTATCCGGAAAGGAACTCAATTGCAGTTATCCCGACAGCACAGATAAACATCTGTTTCCATATGAGCATATCCCATCCTAGAAATTCATTTATCGAACCACAAAACAAGAAGCAAAGCCCTCCAACCAGTACCATAG